ATTTACAAATCCAACTCTTACCAGAATTACCTTCGGGATCGACTACGAAATTAACTGTTCGGTCGGAAGGTTCTCCTTCAATGATTCCGGCGACACGGGTTTGCCAGCCGAATCTAGGAGGATCGGTGGTGAGGACGGGGGGTGGAGCCAAAGCTTCTGCGTAATCAATGCAAGCTCTCTTATACCTCGCGTAGAGGGCTGGGAACTGAAGGCAGATTTCTGTTCGAGAGGGGACTCGCCCAATATCGGTGATCCAATCCTTGTAGACGTCCCAATCATTTCGACGTCCTTGGCATCCTGGAAAGTCGCCGTATTCCTTGTAGTCACCATCTTTCTTGCAGTAGTCAGAAGCTTGTTTACTTGAACCGCGAGCAACCTCTAGATGTGCTCTTTCACCAATACGAGCTTTCGCAATACGAAAAGTTGTAGTACCAGTAAAAATAATAAAACCTTGCAGATGAGGAGTTCCAGAGTCTCCAGTTTCAATTCCATATACCAAATACCTAACAGTACTAGCACCCCCCAATGCATCCAATGCAGTAACATCCTCGGGGAGATAATTATTAAGCGTAAAAACAAAACGTCTCGAAGCCATTTTTGTGAGATTATCAAAAACAAAAGTGTGCTGGGTAATACTATACCAGCACACAATTTATAAACATCATGCCGAAGAATTGGACACAACTCTTATATCCGAAACTTGCTGCCAGTTACGGAGAAACCTACAGGGAAGTTTTTGATTGGACCGATAAATCGTTCCGACAGCGAGGTTGGAATAAAGATTACACCTTCAAGCCCTACCGTGCTCAGGTTAAAAGGAATAATAAATATTTTTCTCGTGCCAAGAGGAATTATCATCTGGCTAATTACTACTATCATACACGTAAGCGTGGATACTACTACCCTTAATCATGCCTATTAGATACGGACGCGGCCGCCTCATGAGGGGCGGTGGACGTGGTAAGCGCTCATTCAAGAGACGCATGGTTCGTCGGATTCAAACTGTTACTCAGACATCTAAAAGTACCCAAACCCTCAATCTGGAGAACCCTATACTAGGCCCTACTAAGACAGTGGTGGCAAGTTTAGTCACGAATATCGCGCAAGGAGATGCTAGGAACCAAAGAGAACGTGGTGTCATATTTTTCAAAGGTGTCAAAATCCGAATGTCGTTCAGGAACAACGACGAACTTCCTAAATGGTTAAACGTGGCTTTAGTGCAGCCAAAAGATCCGTTTCCAACCGATTCGGTGACTCAAAATCTTTTAAATACAAACCGATTTTTTAAAAAGGATGGCTTAAGTACTCGCTTCGCAGACTACACCACCGGAGATAATGGTATAGAGTGGGGTACTGATCCGATAAATACAGATGTGCATAATGTACTATGGCATATGCGTAAAAGGCTTGGTCCGCGCTTTGCCCAAACAACTCAACCGTTTACAACAGGCACGGGAGCCCCTGCTTATCTAACCCTAAGCAGGTATATCAAAGTAGGTCATAAAATCGCATTTGCTACAGGCAATGGAGATTCATCTGAACAACCCATATATTTAATTTGGTGGGCTGCAAATCTAGAAGAAGGTGTGTCGCCTGAAATACCTGATAGTTACGTATACCAAGGAAAGGTCATTGCCTTTTTTGGAGACGTCAAGAAATAATGCCCTATTATAGAAGAGCAAAATGGGCAAGAAAGCCTAAACCCTACCTTAAACCATGGTATCGTAAAGGTGGAAGGCTTGTTAGAAATACAACGCCCTACCATGTCAAACGTTGGAGGGCGATGCAATATTTAAAGTTTCTAATGGAAAGAAAAAGAATGAAACGACATAACATGTTATATCTAAATAGAATCATAAGATCCGGTAGAGCAGGTGCTGCTTAAATTAAATCCTAATTATGTTAAACCTATCTCTACTCATAGAAGACTGATCCGGCTCCTCGTTCGAAAACACGATCACTGTCGGGATTTTCCTCAATATCTTGAATGAGCTTTCGTATTTCGGACTGAAGATCATCCGATCCTTCATACTCTCCAATACGGAATACTGTAGATACGTCATCTGTCCACGGGGAATATCAAATAAAAAAATATCTTTGTCAATATCAATGCAATAAGCTAAATCGTCACGCTTCCCAATTCTGAATATCTGAACACGGTCGGGATGTTTGGTCAGGGCCCATTTACAAATCCAACTCTTACCAGAATTACCTTCGGGATCGACTACGAAATTAACTGTTCGGTCGGAAGGTTCTCCTTCAATGATTCCGGCGACACGGGTTTGCCAGCCGAATCTAGGAGG